CGCGCTGCCCACCGTGTGGGCGTGCGTGGAGCTCATCGCGAACACCGTGTGCGCGATGCCGCTGCAGGCGACGCTCGCCGGGAACCCGGCCCGCCTCCCGGAGTGGCTGCGCAAACCCGACGGCGGGTTCCCCACCCAGCGGGACCTCGTGGAGCACCTGGTCGTCAGTCAGGCGCTGCACGGCGCCGCGTACCTGTGGGCGGAGCCCGCGGGGGACTCCTGGAAGCTGTGGCCGGTGGACCCGGGCACCGTGTACGTGGACAGCTACCGCCGGCAGACCGACTTCCGGGCCTGGCACGAGTACCGCGTGAACGGGGAGGTGACGCCCCTGGCGCAGTGGTTCTCCACGCGCCCCAGCCGCGCCGGTCTCGTCGTGGTGAACCACCGCACCCTGCCGGGTGTCGCGGCCGGCGTGGGGCCGCTGCAGGCCGCCCGCCACGCCCTCGGCGGGTTCCTCGCCACCGACGCCTACGGCGGCGACGTGTTCGGCAACGGCGTGCCCCAGGGCATCCTGAGCACCGACCAGGACATCACCGCCGACACGGCGGCCCGCTACCAGGACCGCTGGATGGACACCGCGGACGCCCGCATCCGCGTGCTGGGCGCGGGCCTGCAGTTCCAGGCGCTGCGCCTGAACCCGAAGGACGCGGCGTGGCTGGAGGCGCGGCAGTACAACGCCGCGGAGATCGCCCGCATCTTCCTGGTGCCCGCGTCCCGGCTGGGGCTGCCCACCGGGGACTCGCTCACCTACGCCACCGCCCGCGACAACGAGTCGTTCATGCTGCGGCAGTGCGCCGCCGGGTACACGGGCCCCGTCGAGGCGGCGCTGGACCGGCTCACCCCACCGGGCCGCGGCGCCGACGACGAGCTGCGCATCCGGTTCGACTGGGACGCCTACCTGCGGCCCACCACCCAGGACAAGGCGCAGCTGACCATCGACCTGCTCGCCGCGGGGGTCCTCGACGTCAGCGAGGCCCGCCGGATCATGGGTCTCACACCGCAGGAGGGAACCGCGTGAGAACAACCGTCACCGGCGCGTGGGCGCTGTGCGAGGACGCCCCCGACGGCCGCACCATCGAGGCGCTGGCCGTGCCCTACGACACGGTCACCGAGGTCCTGGGGCAGCGGGAGCAGGTCGCCGCCGGCAGCGTGGACGTGCGCAGCCTCGCCGCCCGGCCGCTGCTGTGGCGGCACGCCGAGCCCGTCGGGGTGATCTCCAGCGCCCGGGACACCCCGCACGGGCCCGTGATCCGCGCCCGCATCAGCGACACGCAGCTCGGCAACGAGGCGCTCACGCTGGTGCGGGACGGCGCCGTCACCGGCGTATCCATCGGGTTCGAGCCGCTGCTGTGGGACACCCGCGACGGGCTCACCACGTACACGCAGATCCACATCCGGGAAGTCAGCCTCACCCCCATGCCCGCATACGAGACCGCTCGTGTGACGGCTGTCCGAGAGGAGCACCGCATGTCCGCCACCACCGAGCCGCGTCTACCCACCGTCGCCGAGGCCACGGCCCTGTTCCGTGAGGTCAAGCTGGAGCCCGACCAGCTCCGCGACGCCCTCGACGCGCAGCGGCAGCTGTCCAGCCGCGTCACCGCCCTGGAGGACCGGGGCCACGGGCACCCGCTGGCCCGCTACCGCAGCCTCGGCGAGTACGCGCAGGCCATGGCCGGTGGCAGCGAGACCCGCGAATGGGTGAACCAGATCACCGCCGACAACCCGGGCGTGGTGCCCCCGGCGTGGCTGCGGGACATCAAGGGCATCGTGGACAACGGCCGGCCGCTCATCAGCGCCCTGGGCGGGTCCCGGGGACTCCCCGAGTCCGGCATGTCGCTGACGTGGCCGTACTTCGACGGGAACCTGAAGACCCTGGTGGGGGTGCAGGCCACCGAGAAGACGGACATCACCTCGGCGAAGGTCAGCATCAAGAGCGGCAGCGAGACCATCGTCACCTACGCCGGCGGCTCCGACCTGAGCCTCCAGCTCATCATGCGCAGCGACCCGTCGTACGTGGACGCCTACATCCGCATCATGCTCGCCGCCTACGGTGTCGTCACCGACGCGGCGGCCGGGGCGAAGTTCCTCGCGGCAGCCGGCGGCGAAGCGGTGCTGCCCACCACGGGCCTGAACATCCAGAAGGCCAGGGCGTTCATTCGCGAGGCGAACAGCAAGGTGCTGGCCGCGACCGGGTCCCCCGCCACCGCGTGGATCGTGTCCCCCGACGTGTACGCCCTCCTCGCGGATCTCGCCGCGTCGGCGCAGGCCGAGTACATGGTGCCGCAGCCGACGCTGCTCCCCGTGGAGGACCCGAACCTCGCCGACGAGACCAACATCGTCACCAACGGTGTGGCCTGCGGGTGGCACGAGGTCGGCCCGAACGTGATCAGCGACGACGTGGTCAGCAAGCTGGGCCGCGACTACGCGGTGTACGGGTTCGCGGTGGGCGCCGCGTACCTGCCGGCCGGCATCGTCAAGGGTGTGGCGACCGCCACCCAGGGCCCGTGAGCATGACCCCCCCGACCCTGTCGGACCTCTACGTCTGGCTGTCGGTGCCGCCCACCGACGACCAGACGTACGGGGACGCGCTCGCGGCGGCGCTGGAGCAGCAGCAGGCCCGCTGCGAGTGCGACCCGTACACGGTGGGGCTGCGGCTCGGGGCGCTGCGCCGCGCCGCCCGCATCCTCGCCGCCCGCGGCGCCCCCCTCGGGGTGCAGGACCTGGGGGACTTCGGGTCCGCCGCGATCATGCGGTGGGACGCGCTCATCCAGGAGGCGGAGGCCGACCGGCTGCGGGGGCCGTTCGCATGATCCGGGAGCTGCAGGCGCTGGCGGACGCGGTCACCGCGGCGGGGGTGCCGTGCCAGGCCACCCCCGCCCCCATGCGCCCGTCGGGGCTGTGCGCGTGGCTCGACGCCCCCACCCTGCTGCTCAGCGACCACGACACCACGCTGGGCGGCTGCCCCGACACGTGGGACATCAGCGTGGGGCTGCACGTGGTCGCCCCCGGCACCGACGACACCCAGGTGCGGACCCTGTACCAGGCGCTGGACACGGTGCTCGCGGCGGTGCCCCGCCGGTGGACCCCCGCCGCCGACGCGACCCCGGAGCAGCACGCCGACGCCGTCGGCTACGTCATCCCCCTCACCACCTGGAGGCGCTAGATGCCCGTCACCGACAGCCGGGTCCTCACCGGCAGCCTGAAGTTCAGCGACACCGAGGACATGACCGCGGCGGTGGACTTCAGCTGCCAGCCCCGGGCCGTGAGCATCGTCCCCCCCGACCCGCCCAGCCAGGCCGCCGCCGACCTGGAGTACGTGCTGTGCGGGGACCCGCTGCCCAGCGAGGACGCCACCACCGGCCGGGACAGCGGCTGGACCCTCAACGTCACCGCCGTGCAGGACTTCGAGGACCCCGACGGGCTGCAGGCCTACGCCTTCGGCAACGACGGCGCCCTCAAGTACTTCGAGCTGAAGCTGTCCCCCACGTCCCCCACCTGGTCCGGGCAGGTCACCGTGTACGCCATGACCGAGGGCGGGAACGTGAAGGAACGCATCACCGCCGACGCGGTGTGGCCCATCACCGGCAAGCCCACCCGCACCCCGCACGCATGAACCTCGACGGCCTGACCATGCGGCAGCTGGAGGCGGTGGAGGACTACCTGGGGGTGCCGCTCGACCAGGCGGAGACCGTGTCCGGCACCCGCCTCGCCGTGGTCGCCGCCTACGTGCGCCTCACCGAGACCGACCCCGCCCTCACCCTCGACCAGGTGCGGGACCTGCCGCTGGGGCGCATCCGGGAGGTCACCGCGGAGCCGCCGCCGGGGGAAGCGTGAGGCGCCAGCGGGCCACCCGGCTGGCGCGTCTCGTCGTCGCCACCGGCCTGCCGCCCAGCGAGCTGCGCCACATGACGGGGCACGAGGTGGCGGCGCTGCTGCAGCTGCACAGCGACATGCGGGAGCCGTGATGGCCACCGCGATGCGGGTCACCGCGCAGCTGGAGAACCTGGGTCCCACGCTGCGGCTG